ATATATATATATATAAAGAGAGAGAGATATTTCTCTCTATGTGTATATAAGGGGATGTATCCTTAAAAAGCGTTACTTCCGTTACTTTGACGCAATCGATTTAACATCAATGAGTTACGCCGTAACTGAGCCTGTTACTGGTGTTACCGATCCGGGGCGCTATCTGGGGTCGATTTCCGGGATTTTTCGCCCTGCAACCCGCATAAAATCTAGGAAAGTGAAAATAAACGAAAAAAATCTTCACTCCCACGGGGCGGTGTGGCATCTTGCCCATGTCGCCGCTGATGGCGCACAGAACCAGAACCAACTAACATGACAACAATCCGCACTACCACCGACAACACCGCACAAGTTCCGATCGCTTCCGCCATGGATGATTGCGGAACCAATGAAATCCGCACCATCGAAATGACGAAAGCCGAGGAACGCGAGTACAACAAGGGAATGGCCAAGCTCGCCGAAATGTGGGGCTGAATTTACCGGGGGTCGCGCATCCTACACGCGGACAACCCCAACCAACCAGAACCATGAATCAATACGAAAAACAAATAGTTAAACTGACCCTTGAGGCGTTCAAGGGGTTTGAACGAACCACCGATGTTCTAGTCTACCATGTCATTAGGTGCATGGCAGATGCAGTCACCCGGTTGCACTTCACATCCGTTGATCACCGCATGGCGATCGAGGATGCCGTACTGACTGAACTTGAGAAGAAAGGAGTGGAAGTCTGCTACTGATGAGAATGCCACCAGAACCACCACTTTGGCTAGGCGCATGCCTTGCCGCCCTGATCGGGTTTGCATTCATCGGCGCAATCATCGCTCTGCATTATCTCACCCGCTAAACCCATGCCACCCAAGCTAATCAGAAAGGCCGATGAATGGGGGTACAGCTATATTATCGAGACTCAAACCATGTCATACGGAGTGGAGCGAATCAGAATATGCAGCCGTAGCTCAAACCATCTTGGGAAATACGCAATCATCTGGGCCGGGAATTATCCCCTACAGATCGATCGTGATCGAGCCGCTAAAGTCCTCAAACAAACTAGAAAGGAAATAAAACATGACCAATACTGAATACCACGCTCATCCGAGCATATCGAAATCGGGCCTTGACCTGATTAACCGCAGCCCGGCCCACTACCGATGGGCAAAGGACAATCCACAGGATCCAACCCCGGCAATGCGTCTGGGTACACTCACTCATCTTGCTGTACTTGAGCCGGATAGGTTTAATTCTGAGTGTATCGTCATGCCGACATTGGACAGGCGCACCAAGGCCGGGAAAGAAGCATGGGAGGAATTTCAAGCCAACCACCCGGATCAGGAACTAATAACATCGGATGAGCATACGCGCATCACAGCAATCCGGGATGCGGTACGGGAGCACCCGATCGCTCGCAAGTTGCTCGATCAAATCGAGGGCGTCGAGGTTTCGATGTTCTGGACTGATCCGGCAACTGGCGTCGAGTGCCGCTGTCGCCCAGATGCGATCTTGGGCAATGGGATGCTAATTGATCTTAAGACAGCGCAGGATGCCGGGCCGGGATTCCATCGATCGGTAGCCAAATACCGCTACCATGTCCAAGCTGCATTTTACGGCGATGGCATGGGAGGCATGGAAGAAAGGCCGATGGTGTTTATCGCGGTTGAATCGTCAGCCCCACATCTGGTTGCCTGTCACATGATCAGCCCGGATTCGCTACTGGCGGGGCGGGAAGCATATAAGCGCAATCTCGAAACATATCTTGAATGCACCAAATCCGGCGAATGGCCGGGGTATCCAACAACCATAAACCAAATTGAACTCCCGCATTGGGAAATCGAAATTGAATAAACATGAAAACAGAACAATACACAGGGAAAGTATCGGGCATGAAAACAAGCCCATGGTTGGCGAGTGAAGATTTGTTGGGCATCTGCCCTCAGCAGGTCATCATCGCCGGGGTTTATAAGCATGAGGATGTGCCAATGGATGGCGGCAGGAAGGAAAAGCTGCTATTTGCGGTAGGGTTTGAGAAGATCCAAAAGCAGATGATCCTGAACGCCACCAATCGGAAATCTCTCAGTCGGCAATTCGGCGCTGATACCAAAAACTGGATCGGCAAGCAAGTGACGCTGACTGTCCAAGACGGCATCCGCAAGCCCGGAGGCCGGGCCGGGGAAACCACAACTGGTCTGAGGATCATTGACCCCGGGGCATCAGCCATAAAAACCGCAGCCGATGTAATGGAGGAGTTATCATGACACCATGGAGGACAGCGACAGTCGTAATCGGACGCGATCCGATCGTAACAATTGCGCTAATCCGGGCGCTTACAGAACCTGAACAGAAATCGACATGGAAAAGAATATGGAATTGGTTAGTAGAGCGTTGATGCGCTTGTCTAAGGTTAAATTGGGCATGGCTGAATCCGCTGCGCTTATGGTTTGCGAGGGTAAATCATCCGATGAAATCGCGGAACTTACCGGGACAACGCCAATTATTACTAGGGCTAGGATGAACCAATTAAAGCGCAAGGGCATGGTTAGAGTTAATTACAATCTGCGCGGGGTCGTATGGCATCGATCGATCGTGGCGGATTTGATAATCAAAGACGCAATCGGAGCATGATCAAGCTACGACCATATCAGGATGCGATGATTGATTCTGTCCGGCAATCCTACCGGGACGGCCATCAGCGGGTGCTGGTGGTCAGTCCCACCGGGTCAGGTAAGACAGTCGTATTCTGCTACATTGCACAGCAAGCACGGGCTAATCGCCGCCGGACAATGATCCTTGTTCATCGGCAGGAGCTAGTTGATCAAACCAGCAGGACGCTAACAGGGTTTAGCGTTCCTCATGGAGTAATTGCTGCCGGGCGGACTCAGGACAATTCCGAGCCTATTCAGATCGCATCGGTGCAGACGCTAATCCGCAGGATCGATAAAGTTTCAGCGCCAGATTTGATTGTAATCGATGAATGCTTTCCAGCGGGGACAATGGTTGACGGAATGCCGATTGAGTCGATCAATCCAGATGATTTAATTTCTAGCTTCAATCATGAAACGAATCAAATAGAGACTCATCGAGTTGTTAATGTCATGAGCCGTGAATACCATGGGCCATGGTTTAAAATCACAGATACTGATGGAGCAGAATTTATATGCACAGAGAATCACCCTATCTTCTTGGTTGGTAAAGGATATGTGCCAGCCAAGTGCCTGACATCGCATGATCTTGGGCTATTCTTGATCAAGTATGAAATGCCAGAATTGCGGAAAGATCAGACAACCCGACAAAAAACACCCAAAACATCAATACAAGTTTTGCTCGAGTTCATGCAGATCTTCATTTCTAAAAGAAGCGACAAAACTGCTTCCGATGCCGGATATGAACTGCAACGAATGCGGGAGTCCAGTAAAATTTACGAATCGACGCCACGCATTGCATTGCGTTCGAAGAGGAACAGCCTATTGCTCAACAACTTGCTCAAAAGATTTCTCAAGAAAAGTATCTTCAGAAACTGCCAAGAAAACAAATGCAAGGATGAAATCTGTTATTTCAATGAGAATGACTCTTTCAAATCCAATGCAAAATCCGGTGAATGTAGAGAAAATGAGAAAGAAAATGACAGGAAGAACATTTCTTTCACGCGGTGGAAATGGTCAACCAACAAAACATCAGTTAAAGATTCACGAATCGACAGGACTTCCAATCGAATACGCAATATCAACAACAGGAGCAAATTTCCCGAGTTTACCGAAATGCTACAAAGTCGATTTGGCGCACTTAAAAACAAAGCTGGCAATCGAAGTGGACGGAAAATCTCATCGCCTCAAAAAATGGAAGTTTCTAGACCGAAGGAAGACAGAGGTTTTAAACTCTCTAGGCTGGCAAGTGTTGAGATTTACCAACGAGGAAGTGGATCAAGACCTGAATGGGTGCCTGAAAAAAATACAGTCTACAATATCCACATTGAAAAAAACCACAACTACTTTGCCGAAGGGATCTTAGTTCACAACTGCCACCACGCAATTGCCGGATCGTGGCGCAGGGTAGTCGAGCGGTTCGCATCCGCCCGAGTATTAGGCGTAACGGCAACCCCGGAGCGGCTCGACGGTAAGGGTCTGCGGGATGTATTTTCGGATTTGGTTCGCGGCCCGGAGGTTAGGGATCTTGTCCGGGATGGGCATCTGTCTGCCCCGCTTTACTATGCCCCGCCACAGCATATCGATATGGCATCCGTTCAGTTGCGCCGGGGGGATTACGATCAGAAGGGATTAGAATCAGTCATGGACGCCCCAAAAATAACCGGGGATGCCGTCGATCATTACCGCAGGATCTGCGCCGGGAAGCCAGCAGTTGTATTCTGCGTATCGATCGCCCATGCCGAGCATGTTGCGGAGGAATTCCGCCGGGCCGGGTTCAGGGCGGCTACGATCGATGGTACGCTATCCCCGGAGGATCGACGGGACAGGGTTAGGTCATTGGGCAATGGGCGATTACAGGTGCTTACAAGCTGCGAGATAATCAATGAGGGATTTGACTTGCCGATCGTATCGGTGGGGATCCTGTTGCGCCCCACCCAATCGCTAGGGCTTCATTTGCAGCAGATCGGACGGGTATTGCGCCCAGCCCCGGGGAAGGATCGGGCAGTGATTCTGGATCACGCAGGGAATCTCGCCCGGCATGGACTAGCTGAGGACATTCGGGATTGGTCGCTAGATGGGGCGGAGAAGCGGAAGAAAAAGGCAAAAGCCGAGGATACGATTAAAACCCGGCAATGCCCGGAGTGTTTCGCCTGTCACCCATGGGCGGCATCCTGTCAGGAATGCGGATATGAATATGTGACGGACGGACGCCAGATTGAGGTAGTCGGCGGGGATCTTGTGGCAATCGACACGCGATTTCAGCAATGCGGAGGATGCCAGCATGTCCATTCCCGGTGGGATGCGAGTTGCCCGAAATGTGGCATGGTGCATGACGCTGTTAGGGCGCGGAAAAAAGAGCAGAGCAGGGCGCAAACTCTTGACGAGTTAGTGGCTTTAGGCAAAAGAAGAGGATACGCAAATCCCTATGGATGGGCGAGACACACTTGGAATGCGAGACAAGGAAGGAAATAATCAACATGAAACCAAACATACGAACAATACTAACGCTGGCGATCGAGCGGGGAATCGATTATGGATACCATAGGGCGCATAAGCATACTGATTCACCAGATCCTTCAAGGATCATTGAATCCATTGAAACTGAAATCTGGAATGAGATTGACGAGGTATTCGATTTTGAAATTAAACCGGAGGTACTGCTATGAGTGAAGAATGGGATTGCCCGACATGCAAAAGACCAATGCCGGAGGAATTGAATTATGAATGCGGAACATGCGAGATGTCAGCGAGTCATCATGTTTCAGCAACGGAGTTATGCAAACGGATACGAGCATCACAGGCGCGCGAGTCGTCGCTGATTGTCCGAAATAAGAAGCTGGAGGATGAATTGAACGAGCAAGCAAGACTGCTCGGGATGTCCGGCGAGCGAGAATGTGACTTGCGAGGCGAATTGGATCGCATGAAAGGTCTGCTGATCCGTCTGTATAACGATTTATTTGTGATTCATAATGGAGTCGCAATTGATGATCTAAAAAAGGAATTTAGAGAGGAGAATTATAACTGATATGAGCAGGACTCATGATGTAACTATATCCGCATTCGATCTTGATCGGCTTGAATCTGAGCTCGCTGCCGTGATAGAGCAACGCGACAGGCTGGCGGAGGCCGCAACCGTGCTGATAGCGGCAAAAGGGCGACATAATACGATGCTCGCATATCAAGGATTAAGAGTAGCCCTCGCAGCAGTGGAAGGAGGCCAGCCATGAGCATAGAAGAAAGAAATCAAGACTACGGTCAAATGCTTGGCCGGATTAGCACAATGATACCATGTGAGTTTTTCCAAGATCAGGAATCCACCACAGAGGATGCGGTCGCGTTGCTCTTGGAAAGATATTACGAAGAGATGGCCACAAAGTTTTACGCCATGAACGAAAAAAGAAAGGAGCAACCATGAGCGCAGGTAAATACTACATCATCGATCAATGCGGCGAGCTGAGCGGCCCGTACAAAACCAAAGCTGACGCAATCAATAAAGCCCGACAAGAGGTCAAAGAAATGTGGACTAACTCATGCGGGTGCTTGAGGGGCGAGGAAAAGCATAACGACTGGGAGTTGCCGATCACCATCCTGCAAGCGATCGGCAGCTACACCCCAGAGTTCAATATCAGCGTCAGAATGAAGGAGGTGAAGCCATGACTTGGATACCATTTAACAATCATAACCCACCACGCGGAAAGCTAGTACTTGCCACTGATGGAAAAGGCTGGCCCCGCGTTGGCTACCTCGAAAAGAACGGCGATAAATTCTACGATATGGAATACGGCTGGGTAAATGTCACACACTGGATGGAAATTCGCCAACCTGATGGATCTACTTTGGATTGTGAGGTGTGGCCATGAGCGCAGGAAAAGGAGACGCCCCAAGGCCGATTAATCTCATGGCTTATCATGAGAATTATGATGCAATTTTCCGCTCAAAACTCCCATCGCGCCGATACATCTGCGATGGATGCGGGGAAAAATGGCGAAGAAATAATAAACCAGAAAGCCGAATCTCGCCGCCAATATGCCCTAGTTGTATTAATGACATTTGCGCTTACCGGATGATTGAGGAGTCAATTCCGCGCATTAAGAAGCTGATTGAAAAATATCCAGATGCCCCATATTTTAACCACAATAAAAATGAACATGGACAACATTGATGAATGCTTGCAGAAAATCATCATCGAGCGAAACAAGGCCCAAAACGAAGCCCAATACTGGAAAGCGGAAGCCAAGCGATGGCGCGAGGTTGCTATTGATCAGGACGGAAAAATCGAATCGATGATTTCTGCATTGGTTTGTAGACTTGGCAAAATCAAATCCGGGATGCGTGAATTGAAATGACTGAATCCGACATCCAATCCTTAATTCGGCAGCAAGTCGGCAATGGCCCGGTTCGATTGTTCCGCAATAATGTTGGCGCGACTAAAGATGCAGCCGGGCGATTGGTTAGATTTGGATTAGCCAAGGGATCAGCCGACTTGATTGGATGGGTGTCCCGTGAAATAACCCCGGAGGATGTCGGAGAAAACATTGCGCAATTCGTATCCATCGAAGTAAAATCACCAACCGGGAAGCCAAGGCCCGATCAAATCGCTTGGCAAAACATTGTAAATCAGGCAGGTGGATTGGCCGGGATTGCCCGGTCAGTCGAGGATGCTGTAAAAATAATCTCCCCCGAAACTACTAAAATAATAAAAAAATGAGCAACATAATCAGAGTAAAGCTAGATGTAACGAAAATCGACAAGACTGCCATCCACCATGGCGAAAAAGGCAAATATATCGACATCACCCTGCTAGGAAACCGGGATGGTGAGGATCGATTTGGCAACCATTACATGGTGGTTCAGGATCTAGGTCAGTCACGCCGGGAGGCCGGGGAGAAAGGCCCGATCTTGGGTAATGGCAAGATCGTCGGGCAAAAGCCAGCGATGCCGCCAACTCAACCGACAGTCATCGGATCAGGATCGGATGAAAATGTCCCATTCTGATCGGGTAAATTGGAAGCAATTTTTTGCCGATTCAATTATTGGTGATTCATTCATCGCGGATGCCAAAACAAAGGCATCTGCGATGGCGAGCGCCAAGCGCTATGGCATCAAATTAAAGACCAAGAAAACGGAAAATTGCAGATATTTATGCACAATCGTCGATGCTCTTGACGAAAGGCAACAAATTCTGTCAGCATTTTCATCCCTGCCCGTGGAACAATTACGGGCGATATTTTTAGCAGCGAACCAAGCAGGAATTATAAAAACATGAACCATGATTTTCAGGAACTAAACCAGCAAGCATTACCCCATATTGAGTCTATTGTCCGAGAATTGTTCCCAAACGGGAAGAAATCAGGAAAAGAATGGAAGATTGGATCGATAAGTGGCGAATCGGGAACATCAATGTCGATCAATACGCAGACTGGCGTATGGTCTGATTTTGCAACCGGGGATAAAGGCGGAATTCTAAAATTAGTGCAACTCGCTCGGGATGTACCCATCCGGGACGCAGCCGATTGGCTTGCGGGCAAAATAGGATCCGCCCCAGCCCCTGCGCCATCGAAATCCGATACATGGGTTTCGATGCCATTTGCTCCCGAGCCAGCGAATCAGTTTGTGCTGATGAATAAGGGTAGAAACCCCGCAGCGGTATGGGAATATTTGGGCAAAGATAAGGAAATCAGAGGCTATGTCGCCCGGTTCGATACACCGGCGGGTAAAGAGGTTTTGCCTCTAACATGGTGCAAATCCACATCGGGCGTGACAGGTTGGAAATGGAAAGCCATGGCGGAGCCGAGGCCATTGTTCAATCTGCCGGAAATCATCAGGAATTCAGATCTGATCATCATTGCTGAGGGCGAAAAGGCTGCATCTGCCCTGATCGCCGCAGGATTTAATGCCACCACATGGTCGGGCGGGTCATCGGCGCATGGCAAGACCTATTGGGAGCCGCTGCGTGACCGAGAATGCGTCATATGGCCCGATAATGACCCTCCGGGCATGATTGCCGCCGAGGCAATCGCAAAGCGTCTAGAATCGATTTGTGGGCAAATAAGGATGGTTGTACCACCAATTGACGCTGAGGCTGGATGGGATGCTGCCGATGCCACCCCGGAGCAGATGCGCCAACTCATCGATCATGCCGAGGCCCGGACATCGATCACCCGGGATCCAGAACCTGATTCTGATGATTTCGAGCCTGATCGCATCTCAGGGCTTCCGTTCCGGCTTCTAGGGGCCGATGGGGAGTTGTTTTACTATATGCCGGACAAGAGTCAGCAAATCGTGAGTTTGGCGGCATCCGCTCATTCCAAGAACAACCTAATGCGTTTGGCCCCGCTGCAATCATGGGAAATGACATTCCCGGGAAATGGCCAAGGGACGAACTGGGATGCAGCAATCAATGCCCTGATCCAGAGATCTCAATCGATGCCGATATTTGATTCCCGCAGGATCCGGGGCCGTGGATGCTGGATCGATGGCGCTGATATTGTCTATCATGCCGGGGATCGTTTGGTCGTCAATGGCAATCAGACCATCATCCCTAAATACAATTCATCCCGCCGGGCGATCTACCATGGGGCGCTGCATATCGATGTCGAGCAGTCAGCAGCGGCAAGCAATACGGAGGCAGCGGAGCTAATCACGCTTTGCGAAATGCTGTCATGGGAAAGGCCATTGTATGGTAAGCTGCTCGCAGGTTGGCTTGCCCTTGCGCCGATCGGTGGGGCGCTTAGATGGCGTCCGCACCTTTGGGTTACGGGGCCATCTGGATCAGGTAAATCTTGGATCGTATCGAACATTATCCAACCAATCGTAGGCGATGCCGCTTTACATGTCCAAGGCGCGACATCCGAGGCCGGAATTCGGGGAATGCTTGGGTCTGACTCGCTCCCGGTCGTATTCGATGAAGCGGAGTCTGAGGATAAGGCATCACAGATGAGGTTTGAATCGATCCTAACCTTAGCTCGGCAATCATCCACCGAAACCGGGGCGGGGATCGTTAAGGGTACAGCTCAGGGCGGATCGGTTACATATCTCATTCGATCGGCATTCTTGTTCGCATCGATTGGAGTCGCGGCGGTCAAAAAATCCGATGTTAGCCGGATTTCGATCCTGCAATTAAGGAAAAATCTAGGACGGGACGCAGCGGAACATTTCGACAAGGTGGTCGCATTATGGAAAGCGACTGTCTCAAATTCCGGGTATTGTAGCAAATTTCGCGCTCGGTGCATCAAGAACGCAAAAACGATCAGAGAGAATTGCGAAATCTTTTCAAGGGTTGCGGTTGACTTCACGGGGGACAAACGCAGCGCCGATCAGATCGGGGCATTGCTCGCTGGGGCTTACTCGCTCACCACCACTAAGCAAGTCACAGATGCGATCGCTCTTGAATTCATGCAGCGTCAGGATTGGGCCGGATTCAAATCCGAGGATGTCGATAATGATGAAAACCAATGCCTTGCCCATCTTGCTGCAAGTTCGATCAGGTTCGATGTTGCCGGAGCGAATTACGCCCGGACAATCTCCGAGGTAATTGCGGACATCCAAAGCGATCCGCTATCTGATGATGATGCTGGTACACAATTGCGCCGCAAAGATCGCATGGATGCGCTGCAACGCCATGGGGTTAGGTTCGACCCTGAGAGCCGGGGCATATTCGTAGCGAACAACCACCCCGCGCTTGAAGCTATATTTGGCCCGACTGCATGGGGACAATCTAAATGGAAGCATCAGCTAGAACGGGTCACGGGGGCAAAGCGCATGGGAGTCATGGCCTTTGGGTCACAGATCCGCCAGCGATGCGTATGGATTCCGATCTAATGCGTGATACAATATGCAAATCTGGACGAAAGTTGTCCACTTTTGCTATTTGGAAGACGCCCATATCAGGCCGACATTAGCCATGGCGTAGGAAAACCAAACTAGCGCCCATGGCATGTTGCCACGGGTTGCATAGATTGCCCCAACGCTAAAATAAAGCAGCGTCACGATCCCGACAATATATTGCTCGTATCTCATAATAAAACCGCCCCGGGGAATTTGCGCCCCGGGGCGGAAACATGAAACAAGGAACGCGAACCAAAGCGAACCACGCAAAATTTAGCGTTTGCGCTTGGATATTGCAAGATTATTCTGCATTGAATTCCAATACTTAAATCCATCCTGAAGATTTCCGTCTGTTACGGATCTAGGGCATTTCGCTCCTCCGCACCAGATTAGCCTAGCGCCGGGTTGATATTCATGATCCGGCTGCTTGCCGCAGACCGCGCATGGTATCGCATTTGAGCGAAACCATGTAACGGCGAATAGCGACTCAGAATCTATTTGAGCCTGATCGATCATGCAATCGAGTAGACATTCTGAACCGAACCATTGAGCCTGATCTTGCGTTTTTTGTATTTACCAGAATCAACTAATCTTTTAATTCTGTTTGATGCTTGATCTTGAGTAATTGTGCGACCTTTTGCCTCAGCCTCGTTAATCAGGTCTTGAATAGTAAATTCATCATCGCGCTTTGGTTCATCTGTCAACATCGACAAAGCGAATTGCAGACTCGACATGTTTCCTATTTTCTTTGCCATAATGTTTATTTTGCTGTGTAGACTCGCGGATGAACGATTGGCAGTTCACCCTTTTCAACAGTTCGCCAGTCGAGAATGACAGCGCTAGGTTGAGGAACCGCAGCCGGAACAACCTTGCGCCCGAATCGAGTAATTCCTTGCCACGCACCTGTAACGATCGACATTGAATTTCCATCGCTCCAGATGCCATGGCGATGGCGATGCGCCCGGCAGATTACTTTCGGGATCGGCCTTCCCATGCGGGCGGCTTCATGGATTTCAACGCCTAGGTTGATGCTGTGCTGTGCCGCCTCAAGATATGGTCTGCTGGTTGTGCCGATATGATGCGCGAAGCTGCAAAGGCATCCATTTACATCCAAATCCAATCGATCCCAAGCATGCTGCCCGGTCTGCGGGTCGCGAGTTCCGTTCAATGCAGAACCGATGCGGATCTCATCATTTCGAGTATGGCATTCGGTTCCTTTGACGACATGAACCCGGCTTGCCCGGGCCGACAGCATTCCTAGAACATCAAGGACAGCGGTTGTCTGATCGCTAACATCGGCGCTCATGACCTGAAGCGTTCGATGGTGGATACCCTCCACAAGATCGCCATTAAGGACAAGCTCGAAATCATCCTTGCCGATGGTAGTCGATGCCCAGCCGATCATATCCTGCCAACATTTCCACAACCATTTCTGGAATTGATTTTGACCGATCGGGAATCCTTCATTAGCGATAAATCCTTCAGGCCAAAGGCCGACAGTTGATCCGATATGGAGATCGGAAAGTAGAAGGATGATTTTAGATTTTGATTTCATTTGCGTTTAGCTTTTTGGGTCAACTTAGTCCATGCTGGAAAAAATGTATTCTCAAGACATCGGACTACTGATTCCTCAATATCGTCAAATGATTTAGAATAGCTTAAACCTGAAATGGCAAATGCCGCATGGATCATCTCATGCCTAAGTGTTAATTCCATAGCCTGCGGATCTGCTCTTCTTAGCGTTATCTTTAAGTTATCAAGGCAGAATTGTCCATATTCGGCAAGGTTTTCCTCCACGGATATACTGACCCGTTGTCCGCCGATTGAGACTGATTTAGGGATTTTCATCTAGTAGCTTGAAAGTGCATCGCATCCCGGCCTATCGCCCAACCAAGACCGATCCAACCTTCTTTGGCGAATTCTTCCATCACCTGAATAGGCATAGTTGCATTGATTGGCCATGACCGATGATTTCCGTTAGGCGCTGGATCTAGATCAATCGCAGCGCCCCGGGCGTGAAGCGATGGCAGAGATCCTCCGCGCATTGGGCGGTTGTTATAAACGCCAGCGTATTGCCCAAGGATCCACGCGCAAATCCCACCATTGATCGCCACTAGGACGCGATGGAGAGATTCAGCGACCTTGCGATGGCAGCGGATGGTCTTAACAGTCTGCCCGTCATATTTTACGCCAAGGCCGGATACATCGATAGAGACAAGTTTATTCTCATCCCCGGGGTTGCCATAAAACTCAGTTAGACTTGCTTGGTCTGTGTGGGGCCATGGATTATCCAATGGCATGAGGGATTTAAGATGCGCTTGACATGCGGCAATAGACTTGCGCCCCCAGAATCCATCCGGGGTAGTTCCAATCCGCTTTTGCAGATGATAGATTTCCGTATAGGTCATTAGATCATTCTGCGCCAGATACAGGAATCCATGCCGCAGCCTTTGGATAGCCTAGCAACCTCAGATTGCAGATTAGAAATGATTCTGTCCTGTGCCTCCAAGCGATTATTCATGGTACGCCAAAGCAACCCAGCCAAGGTAGCAATTACGCTACCAAGGCCGATCAAGACCCCAAGGATCCACTCAACCGGGATAGTCATTAGCGGTGGCTATCTTGCGCTTTAACAAGGCCAAAACCAGCGGTAAGTGCGGCGATAGCACCCATAAAATCAGGGTTGCCACCTTTGAGGACTTGAACGCCCACATTAGCGAGCGTTGCGACGATAGTGAGAATGCCGAGTGCGGTAGTTTTCATATGTGTATTATGTGTTGAGATTATGCCCAAAAAACATTCGGGACATCTTCAGATTCTGGGCGGGGAGTCTTGATGTCGTTTCCAGCTTCATCTTCGACTGTCCATTCGGAAGACCAATAGATAAACTGCTCGCCACCCTCTGGAATCGGGATGCCGACGAGATCGCGGAATAGCACCCACCAATCCGATCCTTGATGCTCACCGATGACATGGAGCGCGTACTCATGTGACGCGAGCGTGATCTGCTCGTTGCCGTCCTCGTCGATGGTCGCAAAGCCATTCGCCAGCCCGAACATGACTGCGGTGGTGCGGTCGGGGAATTTGAGGAGGTAGTCCGTCATGCCGTGAGTGCTTGGAGTTTCGCGTTAGGGAGGCGTTTGCGGTAGTAGCGGATGGCGGCGATGGTTCCAACGAAGAACGGGCTATCGAAGGCAACCCGATCAACCCCAGATGGAACATTTCCTGTGTTATCAGCTGCTGTGAGAGTTCCGTTATGAGCTGCTATAAAGTCGTTTTGTTTGTAGACCATTCCAACTTTCCTAGATTGCCCAGCAGATGAAGTTCCAATGGTATTGGTAAATGATGTTGAACCTGCTACTGCAACGATTGGACGCACTCCTGAGCTTGCGGAATTGGTTGAACCAAGTAAAACTCTATTGTTGGCTGTGCCATCATTGAAGCTGGCGAAATATGGAAAAAGAAGTCCAACCCCAACCGTGTCCACGATACCCTGTCCGATGATAGTCCCTTCGCTTTGATTATAGAAGATCGTAAAGTCAGCCCCCGTAATACTACAAACATCCGCGCTACGCACCGCGCTGCCTGTCGTCGTCGGGATGTAGGAGGTGGCGAAGGAGCCAAGCTCAGACTGGATGCCCCAGATATAGCAGTTATTACCAGCGGGGTTTACTCCTTGCAGATTTCCATTCGATGAGGAAATATAAACCCCTGCAAAGGTAGTAATTGGAGTTGCCGCAGTAGTAAATGTAATTCTAATCCGATACCATCCATTCGGATAGGCATCCACTCCAGTTGAGTTTATCGTTCCAGAAGTAATTGTCGGAATCTGAACTGTCGTTGGATTGTCGAAATCAAAATAGGGAAACTGCGTTCCTGACGCTCCAGCTCCAATATAAAACCCAACATATCTGTAATTTGATGGGCCTCGTTTTATAAAAATTGAATATGTATATTGAGCCGATCCAGCCCAGAAGCCACTCCTTCTGGTGAAGCAATCAAATGAAGTTGTGGATGTTGAAAGCAAATCCGCATTCACGCCTCCATCTGGAGATGTGATTTGATCTACAGTGATGGTTGTGCTTGATAAATTTTCCCAGTAGTTACTGCTTGTCGTATCTTTAAAGTTAGCACTATGTTGAAACGCATTCGTCCTCGACTCCTCGATCAGCAAGCCCCTGCACACTCCAGCAGAGGTGTGGTCGAAGCGGGGTATGTTTGTCGCAGCAGTCTGGATCAAGCCATTGCTCCCCACGAATGTGCCACTACTCGCGCGGGTGAAGACGGGCGTTGGGCCTTTCCTCGCCGTCAAAGTCTTGTCCAACGCGAACTGGAGGTCTAGGGATAGACCATCGCCACTAATGCCTCCTCCGCGCCCATCAGTCAGGGTATTGACTAATCCTAGCTTCATTTGAGATAAATCCGAATTGCGCCGCTCGTAAGCGTGACTGCGCGGAAGTTACCGAACATCACAACGCCAGCCGGGATCGCAAATCCTGTCATGGCATCACCAGTTCGGTTGTCCTCAGTCAATGTGGCAAATGTCGTATCGGCAAGCAGTTGGATTGCGTAGGCATCAAGACCAGTAAGAACGGTTGTGCCAGTTTCAACAATCACGCCACGCTGCCCGAATTCAGCAGTTGCAATTGGATTAGATTCGATTGGATCCATATATTTAGTATTACCAAGAGGCTATTTGACGCCAGCCTCCTTCAGCGTATATTTTAACATTATTATCGAAAGTGTTGATGCAGATTTGTCCCTCGATGCCGGATGCTGGGTTTCCAGTTGTCGTTTTGGTGGTCGCAATTGGCTTATTCTTCCATAGCCCGGTCGATGATTCGTATGTCAGAACTTGGCCGTCCGCAACGCCATTGATAGCAACATTATGCAGTTCCTCTAGCTCAAAGCCATTCTGAACCTTGACGAAAATCTCCGTAAGCGTATTGCCATTGATCCGGGTGACATACCCCAAGAACACCAAGTTATTCGGCGCTGATGGCTTGTTGGCCAATCCAAATATCAAACCACCCGGGGTAGTCGGGGATAGCCAAATCGGATCTCCCTCTAATACGCTATGCCCGGATCCAAGGTTGATTGTCAGCCCGGTGACATCGCCCTCGCTCACAACATAGCCAAATCCATTGGTTGCAAGATTCTGCAATGCAATTCCGATCGTCTTGCTGGATGTAGCTTCAGAATTAGCCTGAGCAAGCGTAATGATCTTATTCGCCCCGGATGCGCCGGAAATATAAACAGCATCACCAGCCGCAATCGGAACTGCTGCCTTAGCATAAAATTCCGTATTGGTCACAGCACCATTTGCGTTTTGCGTCAGGGCCAAATACCCTGCTTTATCTGGCAGCGTATATGCCCGGGATGCCGTCAGGCTTGCCGTGTTTACCGTGCCTGTAAATCCATTGCTAGGGAGCAAGAATGCGTTCGCTGTAAGATTTCCTGATGCATCCCGGATCGCGATCGTGTTGGTTGTGGCTGATGCTGATCCGGCTGTTGCGCCAGCTACCTTAGTGCCATTGCCGAAAATGTATCCGATCAGGTTGGTATCGCTATTAGTCGAGATCGGGTCAGTAGAAGACTCGCCACGTGGCCCCTGATTGATCAGGACAACTGATGGTTCATCGCTGCCCTGAACCTCCACAGCGGATGGCCCTGAGAATGATCTGATTTCGACAATTTCTAGGCTCATGATCGAGATGCAATTTGACGGAATTTAATAGTTCCTCCGGCAATGAAAATCACCCCGCCAGTCGGAGTATCCAAGACGAGATCCCAATAATAGGTTCCCGGGGCAACTGCTGCGGTCTGCTCATCGGTCTTGCTTACCAAAATGACGCCATTCGCCGGGATTGGGATAGTTGGGGCGAGGTCGATTGTCACGCTTGAGGATGCCACAGTTGGGCGAACCTTGGCCCGGGCCGAATACCCAGTCAGGTTAAATGCAGCCCCTGCCTCATCCTTACAAGTAAAGGACAGGCTAAGAGTCTCGCCGGAATAAGCATCAAGGTTCGTTCCTGCCATCACGGGTTTCCTAGACTATTTGACGGGATTTGGCAAGTCTTATCTCAATAGAATCGGGCCTTCCCAGAGTTGCAAAAGCGTGTTTGTGGAGGAATCATAAGACGCCACCGGGATATGCTTTTTGTTAGCAGTATTAGCCGGAAGCGTAGGGGCGCTAATCGGCCCCTCGTACCCTGTTAGAGCCCCTGCTGTGAAGTTCAGCACATAATAATGCACCAGAGTCAGAGATGGGTTGTCATTAAGCTGAACCGACACATTGAACGGAACGCCAGAGTTGTATTTATTCGCGCCGTAGGTTGTGGATGCGTAGGTTCCGGTTGGGTCGGTTAGACTCAAATCTAAGTTTCCGCTGGTTTGCAATTCTGCTACAATTCCGCCATAATCAAGTAGGCTATTTGTCCCGTAATCTAATTTGAATGAATACCTGTAATTGTCGATGTCATAGAATCTTTGATACCCATCGGACTGTATATTGAAATCACCTAGAACATCAGATGTAACCGATGCCGTCTTAATTGGGTTGGTTCCCTCAAATGTGCATACAATTGGAATGCTAACCCCACCAGTCAATGTCAAACCATAGGTTGTCAATGTCGCATTAAATGTGGATCTGGTTGTTGGCGGAGTAAATGGCGGAGCGCCTCCACCGGGGCATCCAAGTGTGAATTCCCATTTTGATTCATCAGATTTTGGATATACAACAACAGAAGCGAATTCAAATGATGTAGTTTTATTGAATTGAGCAGTTCCTGACCCATTAACTGTCAGCTTTGGAGTTGATGAATTATCCGCATATACAACAAACGCGCAATTGCCAACTAGAGAATCATAAGTGAAGTCAACCAATCCAGTTGCGGTTCCTAGATAGACTGATTTTACTAATTCATTAGATATAATATCAACACCAATTCCGCCACCACTTTCATGCGATGCAGAACATTGAATGATTGATGGATTATCAATAACCCCAATTGCGGCAGTTGCTATAATACCTGTTTGATCAGCAATAGCGAAAAAACCACTTGCCCCCCCACCAGTAGTTCCATATGCCAAAACAAAATTCTCACCATAATTAGAACTTACCCATTGATTATCAACTAATGGAAAAAACACCCCATCTGGCAATCCGGCATATGGAGTCTTTTGGATGATGATATTTCTGCCAGATCCGCCTGATGGAACCGGAGCAGGGGCGTATGAATTGGTTGATGGATCGGATTGCACAGCTTCCCCTACATCATGACCAATCAGAATTGACGCGGTAGGTGATTGCGTAGTGTCGATAATTACCCCGCCCTGAACCGTCACATCACCCATCAGAGATTTATTTACATTAAATTGAATGCTCATACATAAATAATGTTATCTTGTGATGTCTTGCGGATTTTGTCCACTAGCGTTCGGTAATCATTCCGAGCTGGAGCGCCAAGGTTTATTGTTGTCCGCCCGGATTCAATCTCTAGAGATTCGCCGGACACCAATGCGCCCATGGTGGAATATGCAGGGATTGAATTGATAAGGTTAATTTTATTCCCCCTATATCGAGTAGCGCCGACATCTTCCTCTTCAAGTGTAATTGCGCCCTCGTATGGGATCCAGTTTTGTGCGGCAAGAAGGTTTGAAGCTAAGTTAGCGGGCGGGGCTATGAATGAATAATCGGCTGGGCGATAGAGAGTCGTAGAGGTCGAATAATTTTTTTGTACTATGGTTACTGGTATAGAAAAAGGCTTCCATCCATAATAAACCATTATTTTAGCACCAGAAACAAGACCATATCCACTCAATGATAATCCACTATCAAACCCGCAATCAAAATAATAACCGCTGTTTGAGTAGCTTACGGTTGAATACCATTGCAAAAGACCAGAAAATGTCACCTGTCTTATAACCAATCCCAATTCACTCGACACCCAATCAGGAACAGAGACTCCTGATATTATTATAAATTGATCAGAAATAGATACTGAAGAGTTATTTTGAAGTGTTAATTTTGGTGATGGAACAGTTCTCCCATATGTTGTTGCAGCAAATGATGTAGATGATGTGAGTGAATATGTGCCTCCCGGCTCGATAGATACAGGTATTCTTGATAGACCAGCTTTTGACGCAGCGGAAACCAAAACCGAATCCTTGTCATGAACAAAATTTGATGCTGACGCTCCAGTTGGTGTTATTGTTTGAATGTTATAATTATCAAACAAATCATTCGGCAAGAATGTGTCTAGTTCAGGGCCGGATACAGTTATAATCTGCCTTTTGCTAGTCACATCGGTTCCTGCTGTCTGAACTTGGAATCTAGTCCTTCCCTGCGTATCCCTATCCACATATGGAAGAACAACATTTGAAACCTCAAGATCTATTACTGGATTTATGTCAATCGATGTAATCGGGGATGTAGATTGGTTCAATGATACTGCTGTTGTTGCGCCCCTGCGCTCAACATTCATCCTTACCGGAGCGGTAGAATAATCAAACCACACCATTGTATCAGGGCAAATCCTAACAAGCTCGGAGATTACCTGTCCGCAGGTCGATTGATTAAGAGTAATTCTTGGCACAACAAACATCGCATCAACAGATGATCCTTGAGCAATCGTGGCAATGGGAGCGCCAAGTGCTGCTGATCTATTAATTGCCGCCTCGATGCTAGTTTTTAGGTCTTGTCCGGCACTAGCCGTACCGAAAACATATGAGATTCGTTCTGCTGTCGCGCTAGTCCCATCCGTCATTGTGGATGTGAATGGTATCTTCTCAAGCCACCACCATGGGCCAGATACCGTCACTTGGCATTGATGCTTTCCTGAGTCTATTACATTGCGGACATTGGTGACATTACCTGAGAAGAATCGAACCCCATCCCGGTACAGGATCATTTCCTGCCGCAGATCAGGAATTACTGCCGATGTCAATGATTCTGGGGTAATCGTAAATGTAAGGACATCCGCCTCAAGACTCTTGAAGTCCAATTTAGCAGAATCAATTTGAGCGGCAGCAAGCGTCCTTTGCGTTGCATTGAATGTGCTACCAGTCTGCCCGGCAATTGTCCAATTTACTGGCATAATTACTCTTCCGTAACTTCCTGAGTTTGGATGTCAACAGTAAATCCGATATTGTATGTAACAATAAGTGATGTAACAGATCCGATGGAATTGTTAATTCCAGTTGTGCGACCGACAGTCATTCTAACAGGTGCATCACCTTGGGCGGAATACTCAAAGTATTTCTGGTACATTTGTTCGCAGATGCCCAATAGAACCCGGCGGATGTCACCAGATGAAACCTTACCAGTTGTTCCAGATGGGGCTTGCCCGGTAGATGTGAATGTAGTTCCAACGGCAGCGCCAACTGGCGCACCAATGCTTTGCCAATCAGTATTACCCAAGGTTGTGATCGTGTAGCTTAGACCAGTAACCAAATTCAAAGGATCGATGTTCGACGCTTGGCCAATCTCAGCATTGGATAGGTTCGATGATGATACGAAATCACCCACATCGAATGAAACAACTCCAGTAGATGTATCCCCGGTGTAGTTTGCGCCAAGGTATTCTGTTGGTAAAATTTTGGTAGACATGTGATTAGTTGGTTAATTTTTTTATCTTTGTGGCAATGCTAGGCTATTTACTCGCGAGCGCAAATCGGAGATCTGCCTTTGAATAGCATTTGTCTGATTCTGAAACGAATTCATAATCGAAATCAATTCAGTTACGCTAGTCGTATTATTTGTGATCGATTGCCGGATCAATGGAGATAATGTCGCAAGAGATGCAGTAGTTGTAGATATTTCATTCTGAGTGATGCGCTGATCTTGTAAGGCTATATTAAGATTGCTGAGAGCAGTTGCCTGTTGTTGATTTGCTGGCTCGATTCCAGCGATCATACCCTCAACCTCAGTAGCAAATACTTTTGCCTTTTCCTCTGCCGCTTTAGCCTGAGCTTTTACATCCTCAGATGCCGCAATTTCAACAATCGATGCAATCGAGGTCGATACATCAGATTGAGTTTGGCGCAATTGTGACTCAGCTTGCTCAAGTTGCTGAGTTGCGGATTCTACCGCTTGGCTTAACTCACCAGTTGAAGCTACGGCCTTTTCAAGCTCGCTGATGCGATTCTCGATTACGGACATTTCAGTCCCTAGAACGCCAGACTGAATTTCTGCCTGAGCAGCCCTTGCAGTTGGAGAAGTCGGGCCTTTCATCATGAACCCGCTTTCCCCTGAAATCAATGAACCAAGAGACTCACCAAGGGAAATCCGCTCTTTTGCCTGTTCCTCAAGAGCGTCACGCTGATCCCTCAGAACCTGCAATTTATCCCTCTCGGATTGAAGTAGCGACTCGGATTGTCCCTTTGCCTCTTTTTGTTTTGCCAGTGCATTCTCAGCAATTTCAGCAGCATCTTCCGCCGCTTGCAGCTTTAACTGCTCTTGCTGGATTTCTAGAGCAACGCGAGCAGCCCTGTCATCAGACGCTTGCTTTTCCTGTGCAGCAAGATCCTTTACCTTGCTGATGTTTTCGCCCTTTAGATCCCGGATTGTCCTCTCGGCATCGATCAGATTATTGAAAGAATCAAGAACCGCGCTATTATAGCTGATCTGATTTTGAGCGGCATTCAGAACCTCATCGGCAAGCATCTTTGCCGCATCCTTAGCCTGATCGATCTTTGCCTTGCCAAAATCAATATCCTCTCGGATCGCTGCGGCTGCATTCTTCCCGATCTGGTCGATCGTATCAGCTAGTTCCTCAGCTTTCTCCGATGCCGATTTGGCATCATCTCCCATGTCCAAGAAAACCTTTGCTGCAATAGCTCCGACTGCAAGTAATGCACCAGCGATAGCCCCTCCCGGGCCAAATACTCCAAGGAATTGCGGGGCTTGTTGAGCGAATGCCGTAAATGCGCTGGTTCCCATGGAAACCTGAGTCGCAAAGTCTTGCACCTGATAGCCAGCTTGAGCGGCGACTTGCCCCACACGCCCAGCCCCGGCTGATGCCGCAGTAGACGCCGCTGCCGCTTGTGTATTAGCCGTAGCCAGCTTATCCATCGCAGCAGCAGCTTGCGTAGCACCAGCCGTATTAGCCGTTGTGCTGATGTCAATGTTGACCTTCTTCGATGCCATATTATGGGGCAGTTAAGCGTCCGGTTACGGATGTGTTGAGCAGAACGGATGTGCCTACTTGTGATGCGGCAACGGAAACATTTGCGTCATAGAAAACAACTTCATACCAATAACTAAAACTAGAACCAGCAGTAGTATTTACAGATGTAGGAGCATTTGTTATTCCAGTTCCACTTGTCTGAGCAATAGATATATTCAGGGTGGTGTCATTTCCCGCATATGGGCTACGCCTAGTAAGAATCAAATCATTACCCGATCTTGATGCAGTATAATAATTTGAAATTTCATTAAATCGATTTATTCTTTCAACTGCTCTTTGAATCCATACAGATGGGGTTTCACCTACTGAAACATTATCATCTAATATCCAAGGGTTAATGTCAATCCCGGCTGCTGTTACTGTATATCTAACAACACCAGCGCCTGTTACTGTTCCAACACCAGTTGCCGTTTCGACCTGCCTAGTTCCCATGCTGCCATAGATCGGAACAGTTAGCTTAAATGTCATTCCTTGCTGGTTTACTAATCTACTCTGCAAGGTTAATAAATAATGCCCAATTGATCTCTGCGAGTGCGATACAAGTTGATCGGGGAAATTAAACCGACTATCAAACGACACATTTGCCATTGTGCCGGGACGCCAGAATTGACGCCCCCAAGTGCCGCCAACATAGGATACCGATTGGAATTGGCTATCATACGAGATGCTGAGATTTGATGTCTCAGCACCCGGGCCTTGATCCCATCCGGCAAGATCGATGATCTTATTGCCTATGAATGCAGCAGCGTACATTATGCGACAGCAGCAACTGTGAACAATGCGGCAGGAACACCAACTGAGAATGTCCGGCGAGCAGACATGTTAAGTTGTCCGAGTCTGTTTTCAGTTGGGCTAAAGCGTTTCTGGATGTCGAGGATCTGAACGGCAGCGCAGTCGAAATTCAATCCGCCTGATGTGGTTGTGCTGATGTCGAGCGTAACATTGGCAAGATCTTCACCAGCATCAAGCGATCCGAAATATGTATCGAATGAGTTTTCAGCTATTCCAGTAGGAATGCAGCTAATGTTGCAGCCAAGGTTTTGCAAGCTCATATCAACAGTTCCAATGCCGTCAACCATGATCGGGTTAAGGCCAAGATCGAATGAGACTTCAAATCCTGCCTCAGAGTAGAATGTAAGTGATCCGCCAAGCGTTGCCGTGTATGGAGCGGTAACGAGTTTGCTAGGATCGAATGTTGCGCCAATCGATGCGCCAGCGCCAACCGAATAATAATCAGAAAGCAAGTTCGGGTTGCCTCCAACATCAAGCAATCCGGTAAATTGAACCGATCCGAATGCCGTGTTGTTAGCCGTACAGCGGATGCTCGGCATCTGAGTAACCGCAGCATTGCGGATCGTGTAGGTCGCATCAGCAGCGGTAATCACAAGCGGCTTATCAGTAGATCCATAGATTGATGCGCCGATTGTTGTTGATCCATATGGGAAAAGAACAGTCAGGGCTTCAATCTCACCGACTGGTTCAAATTCAACAACCACTTGGAAGTCCGACTTTGCTTTACCGACAATGCCGTAAGCATCGGTTTCCTTGTCAAATGTCGAATTGGTCATACTCAGGGTAACTCCACCCTTGCTGTAAAATGTCTGCGAATCGTAAGTGATTTTGCACGGGCCGCGAACGATTGTGGTGCGATCAAATGTTGCCATATTATTATCTTTCTGGATCTGTATTGGTTAAACCGATTGGTATTGTGAATGTAATGACCTGCTGAAGCATCGATTCATTCGCCTGTTGCGACATGGCATCGAATAACATAACACCACCAGACAATGCAAGCCCAGATTTGTCTAGTGGCTGATGATGATGAAGGATCCTGCAAACCGCCTCAGCGATTTCCGTGCAGGATGGTTGATTGCTGCCCCTTGATCTCCACAATGATGGAATCTCGGAAACTGTAACTTTGAATGATGAATTGTTAAGATACGGCCCGGGAGTGTCCGGGGAGTCGGCATCTGCGGAATCGAAATTAATCAGGGCAAATGCCCCTGCGGTCTGCATCGCATTCAGGATCGACTTCTCAACATCCTTCTGATCCTCGATCAAAACCGGGATCTTTGGGACAGTTCGGAAGTATTCATGATCGGCCAAGGTTTTGGCCATGCTTTCCACGATCTGGCGGATGATGCTCATGGGGAAGTAGAGAAATCCATAATCCGGGATCCTCCGTAGCGGAATGAGGAATTGCTGGAATAAGAGAAAGAAGATGCCCCGGGATCGTCTGAATCGGCATCATTCTTTGCTAGGTCATCAAGGTAGTTTTCCGCTTCTTCAACGGAATTCCTGCGGTCATCGCCATTGAATTCTGCGAGTGACGGGAATGCGTCAGTCAGCAAGCGCCTTGCGAGCGTGTAGGCGTGACGCTGAGCGCCCGGAGGCACGAATACGCCAGTATTTACCAGCGGAGGCAGTCCGCGCTTCCTGCGGCCCGTATTGACCCGGGAAACGACATCCTGCGCGACATGGGAAAGAACCTCTTCGACTTTGGATTCAGGCGCTGGCGATTCATTAAGAAGCGCAGCGATTTCATCCGATCCTAGTCGGCCTTGTAATCCAGCAAATGTAAGTGCAACCCATGCCATGGTATTATTGAGAAAATGCCGCTGATCTGAGGGAAAATGAATAAACCCCAGACCAGCGGCATGATTAGCAACCCACTATCAGAAAAGAAGTTTGGTCACAAAGGAACCAGAGAAGGTTCCGGCGGTCGCACTAGCAGTTTGCGCGATACGGATGTATCGGCGGGTCGATGGGCTAGTACGGAAGCGGATCGTCTTGGCTGCAACGCCAGCGCCACCCGAACCAGTTTGGGTAGTGGCGATGGATGGATCAAGGACAGCAAAGTCAGTACCATTGGCGCTGTCTTGCAGCGTGTAGGTAATAACCGATGCGTTGTTGATGCCAGCGGCAGCGGGGGCAGCTACTTCCACAACGAAATCCTGAACATCACCACCAAAGGTTTGCTCAAGGTCAAAGACTGCGGAGTTAGCGCCAGCTTGGGCGATTGCCACCGACGAGGTGTAGGCGGCATCTTGTTGATTGCGATTGAATTCAAAGGCCATTGTCGTATATCTTTCTAGTTAGGATTAAGCAAGCGCCTCAGTATCAACGATCGAATCGGTGATGATGATCGGGATACCGAACGATTCGGTTGGAGTGCCGGGGAGGATACCAGTAAAGGCTTCCTGCTTGGTGCTGGCGGTCATGGTGCGGCTCGTCTGAAGTTGGAACGCAGAACGGCGGCTCATGAGAAGATGCGTTGGGCGCTCGCCCACGGGGAACTTGCTGAGAAGTTCAGCGATCTTAGCATCAGTCACGCCCTTGCCGGAGTCGGCGGTGCATTTCTTGATGCGTCCGATTGCATAGCGGTTCACGCACTGAAGGCCAACCCAAGCGGTAAGATCAGCGATGTAAGCGGCAAAGCGGTTGCCGGATGCGTCTGCTGCGTCACCTTCGCGGAACGGGCTAAGCTCAAAGCTAGTGCCGTTACCATAGACATACTGAACGCCTTGGTTGCCAGCCTTGATGGCGTAAACCGATGAACCAGTTCCAGAGGTCGTACCACCAGCATCAACCACAAGCTCGTCACCGAAAGTGGTGATGAATTCCTGAAGGCCGATGAAGCCCTTGCTGCCAGCGTTGCGACCATAGATCGTTTGCGAACCGACAGTCGAGAGAGCGGCACGCATCACGCCAGCACCTTCAATGGCCTGAAGTGCTTCCGGGCCGTCCTCATAACCGCGAGCCACAGCCTTATCGACTTCGATGCGAGCGGAGAGGATGAATGCTTCGACGAGACGCTCAGCAAAGTTCGATTTGCTTCCAGCGGTTCCTTCGTTAGCGGAACGGAAAGCAACGGATGGGCGCGAGTTGCGAATGACAGTCTTATAGCTGGTTCCGCGAATCGTGCGGGCGGGGATCGTCACAACTTCAGGGGAAGCGGTGGCGACTTCTTCGATCAGGCCAACAACGGGATCAGCGCCGTTGAGCTTGGCAAGATCAAGCAGAGTAGTGTTATTAGGCATATATTTGTGTTATTTGGATTGTTGTGCTTTGAATGCTGCCTCGACGCGAGCAAGCCCGGTCAGTTCAACAGCAGGGGTTTCTTCGATGCGACCAGCAAGGATCGTGGCTCCGTTAATGGCTTCATTGCCCGGAAGCGATGCGAGAACCTTGGCGGCTTTTTCGTCAGTGAGAATTGCGGTTTTCCAGAACGATTTAGCATCCTCATCTTGAGGAGCAATGCGCCCGGCTTTGATTGCTTCATCGATTACGAGATCAGCGGAAGCCATGGCCTTGTCGCCCATTTGCTTCTTCATGTCTTCGTATTCCGATTTCAGCTTGGCGTATGCCATCTCCATGTCAGCAAGTTTATCCTCAGCGGATTTCTTTTCAACATTAGCGGCTTCGACTTGTTCAGCCATCGATGCCGACTCGCGGAGAGCGGCAAGATTTGCCTTTGCGGTTTCGAGTGCGGTATCGGGCGATTCGCTCGCCTCAACCAGACCCAATTCGATCAGTTGTTCGGTCATATCAATTTGTTCGTTGTGAGATGCGGCAATGCGCGGGATTTCCTCAAATGCTGGATCATTTACCAGAGAACCAATTTCACCACGCTTTGCGAGGCCGATCGGAACGCCATCTTTGGAGAGGAGGAAAGTAGGGGAAAAATATGAGTAATCGCGGCCTTCGACAGCTTTGCGTCCGGCTTCAGTCCATTCAACATCAAGGACAAGACCAACGCCATCCTCATAGCGGAATTCCTTGGGAATGAATGATGCAGCGCCTTGCTTGTGATCGAAACCAGCAAACGGGCGGACATTCGATTCAAATCGCTTGTTGAGATCCTCGGAGAATGAAGCAGCAACTCGGGAATCCACTAGAACATCAACCGATTTGGCCTTGCCTCCGACAGTTGCATTGATTCGATGTTGTCCCTCAGGGAGATAGACAATCGATCCGGCCAAGTCTGATAGCTCGGACTGGATTGCAGCGGTTACAATGTTTGAACTGCGAAACATCAAGGGGAGATAATCATAGAAACTCATATATGTCAACTATCGAATTGGGCTATAAGGTAATCGAGAGCGCCATTCAAGAATGCGTCAGTATAGGACTGCTCAGGCGGCAAAGCATTCTTCCATGGTGAATGTGTTATTGATTTCTTGAGCGCATAGATTGCGCGGATTCCGTTAGGTGCATTTGGATCTGCCTCAGCCAATACACCCTTAACCCGGAACAAAGGGCTAACCCGGTTTGAGTATTCCTTTGCGGTCTTGGCATGGGCTTCAGGTACAAGCGGAATAGTCAACGCCCGCTTACGCTTTGCCCGAATCACGCCACCCGTAACTTTATGGGCGAAACCAGTTGTCGAGTTGCTAAATGTGACCTTGTTATTATTCGGCTGCGATAAGCTCCATCCACGGGCGGTTCCTTCCCACCACCTTGTTTGCTCACGCCCCGGGCCATGAGTCGGCAGGGATGGGTTAACCCACTTCGTCCGCCCGGCCATGGCGTAGTATTTCCTGATTTCCTCGATAGCATCCTCACCGCCCTGCAATACAGCAGCCCGGCGAACAGCAGGGGTAGCGAGCTTCAATGCTGCTAACTTAGCCTCATCCAGACCAGTTGCCTCAATCGTGATGAATGATTTACCCGTCTTTAATGCCATCCTCGATTCCTTTCAGCATCGCCTTGCCAATCTCATCCTCAAGTGCCGATGTTAGCGCCTGAGCATTAAGCATCCCATACATCTGCGGGATTCGCTCGATTACCTGCTCAACCTCACGGATAAATGCGCCGATAGTCATGCGCTGCGACTTATCCATCAGATCTGCTAAAACCTGATCAACCGGGGCGAGCCATTCACCCGCCACATCTCTCAATTGCTCATCGGTCATTGCCGGAATCTAGCTTATCAACAATCCGCTTTGCCCATGCGTAACCAGCATCGCCTCCCCACCCATTCCACGCTTGCCAGCCCTTTCCTTGCTTATCCCAAGTCGATCCTTTCTTATCAACTTCATGGCGCTGGAAGTAGGAAACCATCCGGCGCACAGTATCCTCGGACAATTCCGCCCGGTTTGAAATGTCACGCGCACGGGCGAGTCCGACTGATGTCATGCCCCGCTCAGATTGCGGCTTTGCCCGACGAATTTCTAGGGCATTTATTGCGTTACGGGCCATCTCTTCAGTCGGGCGTAAGTCAACTGATAAGGCGGACTCAACTTCCTCGACATCAGGCAGATCTGGAACATCTTCCGGTTCTGGCTGCGGTACATCCTCAGTATCAGGTTCCGGCTCAGGCAGATCAGGCAACTCATCATCACCAAAAACCTCTTCGCCTTCAATCGGCATTGGGATACCCAATTCCTCATAAACCCAAGCACGGGGCATCTTAACCCCGATCTCATTGTAAATCTTAACCCGCTCGGCAATGGCTTTTTCATCCTTAGGAACAGGAATCTCAAGCTCACAATGTGGCATATCCTCGGAAGCGACCTTGCCGAAATTCATCCGCACGATTGCCGGAATCAATTGCGTTGTGATGATCGATGCCACCCATGAGGACACAGATTGCAGAACCTCATCCCGGATACCGGAATGAACATCGCCCAATGCTCTTGATCCCGTCCCGGTGTTATCGGTCGTGAGCGTTTGACCCAGCAATAGAATATCACAAGCACGATCAGCAACATCCATCATGTGCGATTGCGGGAGGTTATCCCCACCAGTCACAGCGGAATGGATCTCGAAATCAACACCCGGCCCGGTAGCGGCCCAACCGGATGATCCGATCGACTCCAGCATATCCTCTGCCTTGTTAAGCGCATCCTCAGTCCCGTCAGTCTTTGCTGTCCGCATCGGGATGCCGAATAACTGCGAGAATTGCATCAACCAACCAAGGCCATAGACAGATGCCAACCAGTATTTAGTCAATGCCCGGAGGTTAGCCGAATGGATCGGATGCGTTCCGCCTTGCGACCATACGCCGATCAAGAAACGATCAGGCGGGAAGTCAACCAGCGATGCGTAATTGACGCCGCTTGGGGAAATCATGAGCCGATCAACATCATTCGATGCTGATGGATAGGCGAGATACTTTGCAGGAACCGGGGCATAACAACGCGGGCTAATGACGCCATTCTCGGACTGCCAGACGATCTCCAGTACGGAAATACCCTTAGCATAAGCATCGATGATAGCCTTAACCATGCCGGACAGATCCAACTCCCAATATCCCGGGCGGGGAGAGTAGGACTCAAGCGCCCGTTCTACTGTCTCATAAATCTTAATCGCCGCCGGGGTTGGTTCCTCAGCATCCTCCCGGACTGCTGGCTTGATTTCAAGTTCCAACCTAGCTACCGCGCCAGCAACCTCATTCAATGCCTTACGCAAGCGAGGCCATGTATCGAGCATCAAACGGAACAAGCGATCTTGATCCTCTAGCTTACCAGTACGGACGCCGCGCAAGATCGTGCGAACCTGATCCGGGGTTACATTTGCCAGATCGTAATCATTGGTTCGGTATTGTGCCGGGATAGGCCAAACAACACCTTTGCGCTCGTCGATAGTCATGTGAGGTTGTCGAGTTAACATATTAGTTTATAATTGGCAAGCCCTGAATCTTACATGGAATTAAACCCTGATCGGCGCGGGGATGAGAAGTCAGATCGGCGTGATCTAACTGGATCATCACCAGTCATCATGCCCTGCATTGATGGGCCGCAGACAATGCAGCCAAGCAATGCGTCTGCCCGGTCAGGGGACTTCAGCCCGGATGCTCTCATGGTTTCCTTCGATTCAACCCTTAGTTTGCCATTCTCGCTCCATTCGGTCTTGCGACTGGTTAGCTGCTTGAATGCAACCTGATCCAATCCATCCAACCTAATCCGGCCCCGCGCAATTTCCCGGCATCCTACATGCCATACCTCGCCAATCAGGTTCATATACTCATTCGGCTCACGCGATCTTGCGCCGCCATGGAATCGGTTGATCCGCCATCCATGCTCGGCAAGCGCATCGATCATTACAGTACCCAACCCATCAGCATCACCCCAAATTTGCGATGCCTTCAATTGCTCATCCTCAAATGCCCTGATGAATTGCCGGACGCCCTGCATGGCATCCTTCTCAGCCCATGCCTTAACGATCCGGGCGGAGTTACCCCGGCGAACGGCAAGGACATTCTCATCCCGCCCGGCTGCAAAGTCACAGAATGCAACCACGGTATCACCATGCGGATCAGGCGGATTGTCAACCGCGCTGATCAGCGCATCGCTAGTCAGGATCAATCGATCAACATCCTCGGCAAACTCAGCAAGGTGCATTGACCTGAAGATCGGATGCTTCTCCCCATAGACCTCAAGATCCCTATCACGCTTTTCCGGGTCGATGTGGGGGCATTCATCAGACCTAGCCTTGACCCTGCACCAATGTGAGGATTCCTCATGCTGCGAGCGGAAGAACCATCCCATCGGAGCGCCCGGGGATGATGCGGCAAGGATCCGGTTTGTCGTGCATCTGTCAACCGCAGCCTTGATGCCGTCCGGGATCGTCTTAGCCTCATCTAGCACATACAGGACAGGACTATCATCAGTCCTATGGTATCCCTCAGCCCGGCCCGGGTTGTCAGTCGAGAATCCCGATGCCCATCCGCCCTCCGGGGTTCTGATCTCAGCCTGATTCCATGTCCACCCTTGGAATAACGGATGCCCCCGATACTTCTCCATGGCTGGCCATAGCTGAAGCAGCACCTGCCTCCATGATCCCGATGTGACAGGGATCCGGCCTTTAGGGAACATTGCAAGCCACCAGAGAATTGCCGGGGCAATCACGGCAGCAGTTTTGCCTGATCCGTTTGCAGCGACTAGGGATGTACGGGGATGATCATTGATACCCTTGAATGCCTTGATCTGCCAGTCATACGGACGCAGCCCAAGGACACCGAATGCGAACGGGCCAAGATCAAGATCGGGTTTAATATCAGACATCGATTGCGTTCCAGCGTTTCTTGAATTCCTTAATCTCGCCATCATCGGTATTGATGATCGAGTTATTCTGAACATTCACCTGCACTTCCGGGCCATCAAGGGTTGACCAGTTCGCGCGGCATTTGAGCCAAAAGATGCAAGCAGTCAGGGCTTCTTTGGAATCGCTCATGGCAATGTCATACAAGCGCTTAGCAATTTGACTGGTTGCTTTTGCCCTGCCTTTGCTCATGTCATCATCATAATACTTGCGCAGCGTCTTCTCATCGATTCCGATTTGAGCAGCGATCATTTTCTGCGGAACACCGATACCGCACAGGGTAGAGATCAGGCGTCTGTTTTCGTCTGTCGGTTCGTGGGGATTCATGGGATAAAGTGCATATGGCAATGAGGGCATTCGATCGGTTCCTTAACATCTTGGATCTTATCGCCATCATCACTATCAGACTGGATAGGTTCAGCCGGATTCAACGCAGCCTCAATCTCCCCGGAATCAAACCCGATCAGATCGAGGTCGAAATCAGCCTCACGCAGATCGGCAAGTTCAAGCCCGAGCATTTCCTCATCCCAACCTGAGTTGAGCGCAATTTTATTGTCAGCAATAATGTACGCCCTCTTCTGCGTCTCGGTCAGATGCCCCAACCGGATGCAGGGAACCTCAGTCAGGCCCAACTTCCGCGCAGCCATGACCCGGCCATGACCAGCGATGATGCCATCCTCGGAATCGATCAAGACAGGATTGGTGAAACCGAATTCACGGATGGATGCGGCAACTTGGGCAACCTGCTGATCAGATTGCGTCCGGCTATTCCTGGCATAGGGGATTAGCTTGTCTAGTTTTATCGATTCTATTTTCATAAGTGGGAAGTGTTAGGGACGGATAATGTCGATAGTTTCCATGATCGATACATTAAGAATGGCATCCTCATAACTCATGCCAGCATTGACCAACGCCAGTATAGCCGACTGCTCAGACTTATACTTTCCATTGGCCAAGTCATCTATGATTGAATTTATCTTCTCGGTGTCCTCAGCCATTTTCTTGCTTTTAGTATTTTAGTTATCTCCTGCCTGATCGGTTCAAAGTCATCATCATCCCATTGGTCTGGATACCTTAATCCGCTGACACCAGCGGTTTGCCTTCCTCGCAATGCTGCCATCATCTCAGACTCATTGGATTCCACAGCAATATACTGGAAGTAAGCTCTAGCGAACATCTCATCATTCTGCATGAAGTACTTCCTAGACCTGGGCTTGAGTCTTTTGTCTGCTTTGATCTCTTGTATTTTTCTGGATGATTTTGCCGCTTTAATGAATCCTTCAAATTCAGGCGATCCAGATCCCCATTTGTTATCATAAATTGCATCTATTATAACCCTATCCGGGTCGCCACTCCGGAAACCATGATGATCTAGCCAATGCCCAATTTCATGAGTCATTGTATCAACAACAGTCTTAGATTTGTTTATCTCGATGTATTTTCCATATGGGGAATAAGCACCATTCCTTGTTGTCCTAGTTGAAAACTTATCAATCAACTCAATATCTTTAAGCGGCCCATCACCATGGATAGAATCGATGATCCTCAGCACTTTCTTAAATTGCTCCTCTAATCCCGCTCGTAACTTCCCAGATGTCGTTATTTTCGATGATACATCAGAACCAATTTGTTTTGGTGGCGCAACAACAGGAACCGGAACCGGAACCGGAGCAGAAGTCGGCGGCATCGCCCCGCCACCCCTCAGCGCCTGAAGCGCCTCCAGCGTCAATTTACCATCCGGCCTGACAGCCTGTGGGCCAAGTCTGGATGTAATCGTATTGATCGCCCGTTGCCTGATCTCTGGCGTGATGTCATCCACATCGGCAGTCACGCCTTTGTTGAATCGAGCGGGCAACTTCACGCCAAACTGCGTAAGATCAGGCGGCATGATCTTTTCTCCGGGCTTGACCAGTCCTAGCTTCTCTGCCCGGGCGCGGCTCACCGGGAATGTGGTCATGAATGAATTGAACCCCCACGGCCCCCATGGAACGCCAAACCCTCCGATCTCAGCGGAATTTTGAGCTAACCAGAAAGCAAGGTCATCATAGCGCCGCACAGCGCCCTCATTTGCGACATGGAGTGTACGGGGAACCTTAGCGCCGGGTGTGCGAACAAATTCAGCAGCAGGGAAGCGATTGATCCTGATCGGATCGGCAACCCGGGATTGATAGATGGCGAAATCCTGAGCCTGAGCGGTATTCGTGTTAAAAATCAGTTTCAGCCGGGATGCGGATGCGACATTCTGGATCGATTCGTTCTTGAAGTCGGCGGGAGTCGCCAGCCCCTCGCTGATGAGCAGTTCGGATGCTTTCTCCCGGAACTTAGCGAGGCCGGATTCCTTGAATGCGGTTTCGGTCGCCCCGGATGGCGTCAGGATCGTTTCTACGGCCCCTGACTGCCAGTCCAGCAACATCGAGCGCATCCGATGCAAAACGCGCGCAGAATTGATCGTAGAGCTAAAGAATGCCCTTTGCCGGATTGCAGGTGCTACAGACGCCCAATCCTGCGAGTTGAATGGCCCGGGAAATACTTTCCGGGCAGCAAGGTATCTAAGGCCATCGAGGTAGGTCTGCATTATCGTCCTTCAGTTTGCTTTTGGATGGCAGCGAATGCTGATGCAGACGATCCGGGGATTGATGTCATCGGCCTTGGCTTGAGTGGTCGGATTTTGTGAGGGGTTGCAAATCGCGCTGCATTAGCCGCCTCAGCCTTTGCGATGAGTCGCAATGCGTAAAGAGATGGGCGGATTTGTGACACGATTGTCAGAATATGTTAAGATTTTGTGGAAACTGCAACATGTTACTGCATTACAGGGTGGTAACGATCATGCGTTACCGCCGGAATCCCTTTATCCATGGGGGATTCCTGCCTTAGTAGTAGTAGTAGTAACATAGTAACATAAATATATATATATATATAAAGAGAGAGAGATATTTCTCTCTATGTGTATATAAGGGGA